TGCCATTCACGCTTCCCCGCTATACGCTGCGTGTCTAGAGGCTGGCTGCCCCGGTCTAGATTTAAGCCCTGTCTGCGCGTGGTTTCCCCGACCAGATGAGCCGAGGCGTATAGGTAGGTTGACAAGTCCATTAACAGGACTAAACTACATCTACGCCGACTTGCAACCTCAGCGTAATGCCAGTCCCCCGGCAGCGTCAAGCCCCCTTCACGGGGGCTTTTCGTTTTAGCGTCCATTAACGTCCATTTGGCGCTTTGACCAGCCCAGCCTTGTACTGCCACACCCTCTGCTGAGGGATCGCGCCGTTGCGTATCCAACGGGATACAGCTGGGGGTTTGACGCCAAACGCCCGTGCGATACCGCTCGGGGAACCAAACTTCTTCAATGCTGATTTGATGTCCATGCAAAAATATTAACACAGGGTGTTGACATAGCCAATAACCTTGGTTAACCTATCCCTCGTTGACAAACACAACGCATCCACAGATAGGAGCAATACATGAAAATTCTTCCAGAAACATTCGTTCCAGCAAAAGCTGACGAAAGCGAAGTTGGTTCGCTTTGGGCAACTACAATAGACGGCATGGTAGATGTTGAATTTGAAAACAACACGTACCGCGCATATGCCGCTCGCATTAGTGACGGCAGAATCCAAGTTCTAGGATTCGTTGGCAAATATCCAAACAGCAAAAAGGTGTGGCGCGTTAACGTAACGTTTGAAAACGGAACTACTAAAATTCGCGTGAATTACTACCGCCGCCAACCGAATCACAATAAATTAAAAGTTTTTTATTCGCCAAAAAATTATTTTTTGGGAATGTTGACTCACAGTTAACTTTGGTTACAATAAAACCTACTTAAAGGAGCAACAGATATGCCTCGCAAAGACACATTCCACGGTTTCGGTACGTTCTACGCCCTCGGCAACAAGTTTGAGGTGCGCGTGGAGTACACGCAGGATTTAGATGGCGGCATCATCCTTGAGGCTGCCGACCTAATCGGCATTTTCTTGGACAACGACAAAGTTGCCGCATCCCTCAACCACGACATCAAGCTAGACATTTGTGAACTCGGTGCAGATGCCATCTTTGAGCTTGAAGAAATCGCCACCAACGATGCGCTGATGAACGGCCCGTATGGGGAGGATTACTAATGAGCCGCTGGTTACCGCAAGCCATCCTCATTGTGGCGCTATACGCCATAGCAGCGATCAACGACCCGTGCGGCGACGGTGGCTGCACCCCAGCAGAGGAGCGCATCAGTCATGGACGATGACGATATGACTTGGTGGCATCACCAAGACCAACTGATGCAAGAACTGGAAGAACAAGAACGCATAGAAGCCTGCAACAAGGCATTAGCAGAACTGAAGGAGCAAGAAGATGCAGAGTGAAACCATAGGCGCATTGGCCGCCGCGTTAAGCAAAGCCCAAGCCGACATCACGGGTGCGCTGAAAGACAGCAGCAACCCGTTCTTTAAGTCCAAGTACGCTGACCTCGCGTCATGCTGGGACGCTTGCCGTAAGCAGTTAGCGGCAAACAATTTGTGCGTAATTCAGACCACAGACCTTGATGACCTTACTAACCAAACGGTGCTAAAAACGATTCTTGCTCACTCGTCTGGTGAGTGGGTTAAAAGCATTACGCCGATCCTGACTAAAGACAACAGTCCACAAGCACAAGGCTCTGGCATCACCTATGCCCGCCGCTACGCATTAGCAGCGATTGTGGGGCTTGCACAGGTGGACGATGACGCAGAGGCAGCCCAAGGCCGTAAGGGCTTTACGAACGATCCTAGGGGCGATATGGGCAAGGAGGTTGACCCCGCCAAGCGTGACTCGTTCGTTAAGCAGTTTCGCGCAGCGTTTGACCTAGACGCCGAGGAGAAGGACATCGCGCTGGCGGTGTTGGCCGTTCACGAACAAATCAACGCTGACCATGACCTATACATCGCTGTCGCTGACGGCATGACGGCCAAGGAACGGTCAGCCATCAAGAAGTACATTCAAATAGCAAAGGAGCAGAACCGTGCCTGATTACGACCCGAACATGAAAGGCGTCCTGTTTAAGAACAACAAGGACGGCAACGAGAAGCGCCCTGACTACCGTGGTTCGGCGGTGATCAACAACGTGGACTACAACCTGTCAGCTTGGATCAAGTCAAGCCAAAAGACGGGTGACAAGTACATGAGCATTAAGATTGAGCCAAAGGGTGAGGGTAAGTTGTCACGGCAGGGCGAACCACAGCGCCAACCGACCAAGAAGCCAGAAGTCACCGAAACTAATTGGCACGACCTTGATACACCCTTCTGATTTTGAGGCAAGGTTTAGGGCAAGTCGCCCGGCAGAGATTGTCGTGGCGACTTATCTCCTCAACATCGGCCATACCGTGACGCTGCCCAAACGGCGCATGGCAAAAGACTTTGCCGACCGGGCAGAGTTTGCCGATAAAGGCGACATATACGCATCGGGCAAGCGCATAGAGGTAAAGCACATCAAGCACGATTTTGCGTATCAGGCGTGGCCGTTTGAGACGGCTGCTATCTGCGCCAAGAAGTCGTTTGATGCTGCCGATCCTCGCCCTGACTACTACTACATCGTCAACGCCAGCATGACCGTAGCGGCGCTGGTGGACGTTAAGACGACGTTTCCCGATTGGCGTGTGCAGAAAATTGTGGATCGTGAGCGTGGATACGACTACGACGTTTATGCCGTGACGCCCGAATATCTTGGCTGGCGGTACATAGACTTTGAGGAACGGCTATGAAGGTATTTATCGGCTGGGATAGCCGCGAGGATATTGCGTATCAGGTTTGCCGTAAAAGCATCCTCAAGCACTCCAGCGTAGAGGTGGACATCCAGCCCATCGTGCAGTCAAAACTTCGGGAGCGTGGACTTTACTGGCGAGAGGCTGATCCGCTGTCGTCCACGGAGTTTTCTTTTACTCGCTTTCTGACCCCATACCTCGCCGGTTACGACGGCTGGGCGGTATTTGTAGACTGCGATTTTCTTTTCAGGGGGGACATTGCGGGACTGTTGGACTACGCCGACGGGGCAAAAGCCTGCTTTCTTGTAAAGCACGACTACAGGCCTATTGAAACCGTCAAGATGGACAACAAAGCGCAGCATCAATATCCACGAAAGAACTGGTCATCTTTCATGTTTATCAACTGCGGCCACAGCCAAGTCAAGGCTCTTACACCCGAGGTGGTAAACCGCGAGACGGGGATGTACTTGCATCGTTTTAATTGGCTCACCGATGACGTAATCGGGGAGTTGCCGATTACATGGAATTACCTTGAAGGCTGGCATACCCGCGACCAATGCCCGAACCCGATTGCCGTGCATTTCACCCGTGGTGGCCCGTGGTTTGCCGACTACATAGATGTGGAATACGGCGAGGAGTGGATGCGTGAAGCGCATATTTCCTAAAGGCACCACACCCGAGCAGTTAGCCGTAGCTGCTGCCCGTATGGTGCAGGGCTTATCGCCTGACCGTGCTTGGTGCATAGAGGTGCTGGAGTGGAAGCGCCCGCGCACCGATCAACAAAACCGCTTTCTTTGGGGCGTGTGTTATCCAGCGATCCTAGAAGGCGGTGGCGAAACGCTGGCCGGTTGGACGCGAGATGACATACACGAATATATGTTGGGCGAATGGGGAGGTTGGGAGACGCTAGAAGGCTTTGGCCGCAAGCGTATGCGCCCGATCAAACGCTCCAGCAAACTCAACAAACAGGAATTCAGCGATTATCTGCTGTTCCTAGAAACACGCTGCGCTGACATGGGTATTGTGATACCGGAGCCTGTATATGCTGCGTAAGGCCGCCAAAGACCGAGGCTGTACGGTACGCATACCGGGCGTGTGCAACTTCAACAGCGCCACCACCGTGCTTGCTCACATCCGTTTAACGGGCGTCAGCGGCATGGGCATGAAATCACCCGATTTGCTTGGTGCGTGGGCGTGTAGCGCCTGTCACGACGAAATAGACGGCAGAACACACAAAAGCGGCATGACCCGCGATGAGTTACGCCTAGCGCATTATGACGGCATGGCGCGAACCATCGTGCAACTAGAGAAAGAGGGGCTGATATGACACAAGAACAGATAATTTTGTTGGCGCGAGAAGCGTTATCACACAATCCGGGTTATGGCGTTTGGACGCTATCCACGCCGCATTTAGAAATAATTGTGAACACGGCAATAAAAATTGAGCGAGAAGCGTGCGCCAAAATCGCTGAAGCCTACGAGCCGCGCTGTGATACTTGCCCAAGCGGAGTTGCGAACGCCATCCGTGCGAGGGGCGTATGAGTTTCTGGGTAGATACGCCGTACACCACGGCCTACGTCCGTAACGAGTTCTTGTACGACCAACAGAAAGGCCACGGAGAATTTACCGAGGTAACCGTGTTCGGGTTCCGAGGCGAACCGATGCGCGTGCCGATGTTTCAACTTATGACGGCGCAGGGGGCGCAATGGGCGCGTATCCCTATCCATGCCCTATGCAGCAAGCCCTGCCCCGCTATGAGCCTCCAGATTGCTTGCTGGTGGGATTCTTTTAGCCGGTTTTGCGAGGTGCGTGAGGTGCAGTTTTTGCGTAACCACCGCGTCAAGGCTATTGGGCGTGATGGCGTGCAGCGCCCCGGTGTGTATCTTTTTACCGTGTTTTGGGCTAATGGTGGGTGGAGTGAAGTACCCGATCAGAGCAAGGATCATCACATTATTGCGTTAGACGATGGGCAATGGATTGCGTACCCCAACAACAGGCTGTTGTGGTGTGACCCGTCTTGGATTGGCGGGGATGTTCCGAGGGATTGGAAATCCCCGTCAATGTCTTACAGCGTGGAGGCATTACCGTGAGATGGATCATTGACCTATTTCGCAGGCTACAGATTAACCGTGACCGTGAATGGCGTTATGTGCCAGCCCCTAATTGGCGCTGCTCCCGAGGAGGGCGAGATATATGGTGAAACGATGCGAACTGACAGGCTCGCTGATAGATGACTTATCCCCACCGGGGGCGTGGAAGGAGGAGCTAGAGCGTATCCCTTGGGGGTACGGTCAGAAGCAGGGTGATAGGCTTTCTAATGCGTTTGTAGCGATGCGGCGCATGGGGCTACACGATGAGGCATCGTTGCTGGAGTTAGAGATTAAAACGCTCCGCAACGAAATAGAGTATTTGCTTAACCGTTAAGGTACAGCGCCCGCTCATCCTGACGCCGCTTTACAAGGCCGGGTAACACTCGGCCACCGGCTTTTGTCCACTTCATAAACTCGTCGGCGGCTTCTTCAAACTCGCCACGGTTGGTTTTCATGCGTAGGCTGGAGCGTTGCAGGTTCCCAAGACCGACGTTGAAGGCAAAACTCACCAATGCGTCAAACCGGCCTTGATGACCAACAGCAGCAGGGCAAAGTCGGGCCACGCCGCGCTCAAACCGGCCAAGGTCTTGAGCAAGGATAGCGTCCACCTCTCCCATAGTGAGGCTGCGATCCCAGCCATCGGGTATCGGTAAGGTGCGCCGTTCCTCATATTTCACCGCCGCGTGTGAGGGGTCTATAACGTGGCCGACCCCGACCGTCCATAACAACGCAGGACACCGATAAGGGCGTGTTCTGACGCCCTCATGGTGTTTGATCATGTTGATCGCAGCAGGGCTAACCTTCACTTCTTGCCGAAAGCCTGCGTGCCAAACCAGAACGCAATAATGCTGCTCAAAATCAGCATCTCGTCGTCAGAAAAGACTTCAGCCATTGCAGCAGCAAACGGCACACCCGTGTTGTAGGCATACCAGACGCCTGCGATGTTGATGGCGACTAATTCCAGCACAAAGATGTAGGTCACAACCGGGCGCACCGAGGCACGCAGGTTGATCATCCATTGGCTTGCGCCTTTGCCAATCTCAACGTCGTGGCTATACAGCGCCTGACGTTCCTCGGCAGCCGTTTGCGTTTGGATTTGCTCCAGTTTGATTTCTTCAACCCGTGCTTGTGCGATAAACCCACGTTCTGCGAGGGCTAGTTCACGCTCTTTCTGCGCGGCGACAAGGGCTAACTCATGCTTCTTGTCTTGACGGTCTTGGAAGATTTGCAGAATCTTGGGCAAACCGCCTGCGAGGAACGACAGAAACGTGCTAACCATCGTCATCATTTGGAAGCCCTCACAACGTCGTCGCCCTTGGTGACGGTGACATGATCGCCTTCAACGTCCACGCGCATCGGCTGCTCTTTGCGATCCAGCCGGTCTAGTTTGGCGATGAGTTCCTTAATCACTTCAAACTCGGGCTTTTCTTCCTTCTCCACCGTGCCTGCGATATTGGCAAGCATGGAGATAAGAGCGGTCAGCGAGGCACCGAGTAGCCCCATCACAGCAGCGATCTTTTCCGAATCCAGCGCAAGGCTAGATAACACACCGATGACCACGATGGCCGTGATGTATTTTAGCCCGTCCTTGCCGATGGCCTTACCGGCTACGTCTTTGGCAGACGACTGTGCCTCAAGCCGTTGCAACTCAGCCTGTATCTGCACCTTCAGCAACTGGATGTCGGTGGGTTCAGTCATTTCTGAACAGCCTCAAGAAGCAAAACAGCCATGCTGCCGAGTGCGCCAAGCAAAATCAAAATGATTGCGCCACCGATCTTTAACATCAGTTGTTCAAGGCGCTTGAGCCGAGCGTGGATGGCCTCGTACCGTACTGTGCAAACATCAATGTGGCTGGTGACGGTCACTTCTAGCTCTTGGACTGATGTCACGGCATACCCTCAACTGCGACCCACGACAACGTGGCTTCATCCCAACGGTACATCTTGGGCGGTTCACCCGTACCGGCATCCGATGGCATCGGAACCGGAGCCTGCCATTGGGCGTTTTCGTCCAACACCCATGACGGATACGGCTGCGGCGCTACAAAAGCGTCAATGTCAGCGCGGTAGGTGTAGCCGATACCCGCGTAGTTTTTGCGGATGTTGCCGTGATAACTGGTTTGCTTCCAGTTACCGCCAAGCAACTTCTGGCAGAACGCCACGCCAATGCTCTCCACCTCTGTGCCGTTGGCGTCAGAGGTGTCGGAGTTGGCTACGACGATGACCCGCAGCACAACATTGTTTGAGTCAAGTTCAGCAAAATGAGCCATTGTCTTACTCCTTCAAATGCAATGCGGTCAGGCTGCTTTCGTCTCCAACGTAGCCAACCGGGAAAGTGTTAAACGCAAGGGAAACGCGATCATCGCCCTGCACGGTTTCTACCATGTGCGTCAGGCTTGACGGAAACAGCATCAAATCGCCAGCGCCAACCTCAAACCACCACGAATCGCTGTTGTAAAGGTTGTAGTTGTCGGTCGGCAGTTTGATCTGCTGATAGCCGTCTTTGTAAAAGTAAATCTTGTCACGCTCACGGGCAGCCTTAAGGTACAGCACCCCAGACACAAACGAGTTCGGATGCGCGTGTTTGTGATGGTATTGACCGGCTTTGGTGTAGTTCAGCCACGATTGCGTTAGGCGCAGCGTAACGTCGTGTTTTGGCGCATAGATAGAGCGCAGATACTCGTTGACGCTGGCCTCGGCAAACGCCTTGAGGCTTGCCATCGTGTCGTGACGCAGCACATAGCGGTCATCGCTCGTCGTGTTGCCCATGTTGCTATGCGTCGGCTGCTCGTCCACAAACGCCATTTCCTCGGCGGTGTAATCCCGTCCAAGTTCAAACTTGGCGACAGCCGTAGGAAAGAGGTTGTATGTAATCACGCAACCGCCTTTTCAATCTGGGCAACGTAGTCATCAAACGCAGCCTGTTGCTCGGGCAACAGGATCGTCGGCACCGCGTCCTCAAGTTCTTTGATTTTTTCAATTGTAAACATGATTTCGTCCCATGACGGCTTGGGGCGCGGATCTTCCCAGCGGGTGATCTCGCGGTTGCTGATTTCCCACTTTGCGCCGGGGCGAAGCAAGTGCATCGCCGTATCAATGCCCATGAGTTGATAGGTTTTCATGTGAAGTTGACCTTTACAATGACCACGCCAGAGCCGCCAGAAGCCCCAGCAGCACCAGAACCGCCACCACCACCACCGCCTGTGTTAGCGGTTCCATTGCCAGCGCCAGCGCCACCGCCAACGCCGCCATTGCCACCACCGCCCGTACCGCCAGTTCCAGCCGTACCGGGGGAATTTACAGAACCGCCACCACCGCCAGCGTAGGTTACAGATGAGCCAGAAATAGATGACGCAGTTCCTGCGCCGCCGTTGCCTCCGTTACCGGGGGCATTTTGCCCAACTGCGCTTGCGCCGCCTCCGCCGCCGCCACCATAATCTGCTCCCGGCGCACCAGAGCCGCCGTTATTGCCTTGAGATGGGCTTACGCTTGGGGTGTTGCCTGCCCCGCCCGGTCGGCTTGGCAATGTGCCGCCACCTCCACCAGAACCGCCTGCTGCGCCAGCGGTTGATCCATTTCCACCACCGCCACCGCCCGCGCTAGTAATAGTGCTAAACGAGGAATTGCCGCCATTAGATGCGGCGGGAGTTCCATTTCCACCCGCGCCGCCTGCGCCAACCGTAATGGTGTATTCCGTGCCAGCGGTGATGCTAAATCCCGTACCTGTGCGGAACCCACCCGCGCCGCCACCGCCGCCGTTGTTGACGCCGGGGTTAGCACCACCTCCACCACCCCCCGCAACAACGAGGTAGTCAACGCTCACCGCACCCGCTGGTGCAGTCCACTTCTGCGATGACTTGAAGGTGAAGATTGAGGCAGAGCCGATGTCGTACTTGAGGATGACGATGCCGGAGCCGCCTGCGCCAGAGGTTACGCCGGTTGTATCGGTATTGTTTCTTGCGCCACCGCCACCACCTCCGGTGTTAGCCGTGCCGTTGGTTGCGTTATTGGTCGTAATAGCACCAGCGCCACCACCACCCGCGCCACCGCTTCCTGCGGTTCCATACTCTGAACATCCACCGCCGCCGCCTGCATACGTTACAGAGCCACCGGAAATCGCTGACGCAGTCCCCGCGCCGCCATTACCGCCCGCATTTGGTGATGAGGTTCCAGCGCCGCCAACAGCGCCAGCCCCACCGCCTCCACCACTATTGGTTTCTGGGCCGGGATTACCGGCGCCGCCGTTGTTGCCCTGACTTGGGCTAGTTGAAGGCGTATTGCCGCTGCCTCCGGCTTTTCCTGCCCACGATCCACCGCCACCAGAACCGCCATTATTTCCTACGGTTCCGGTGCTACCAACATAAGCGCCGCCACCACCGCCGCCCGTGGAAGTAATGGTGCTGAACACAGAGTCACTACCATTGTTTCCAACGACGCCGGGAGAATTACCCGATACAGAAGCGCCACCAGCACCGACTGTAATCGTGTAGTCGGTGCCAGCCGTTACCGACAAGCCTGTGCCAGTTCTAAATCCACCAGCACCGCCGCCACCACCAATACGCGCAGCGCCGCTGCCGCCGCCCGCGACGACAAGGTACTCCACCGCGCTAACACCGCTCGGGCAAGTCCATGTGCCGCTAGAAGTAAACGTGGCTACGACAGATTGGACGGGGACAGAGTATTTGAGGATGACAATGCCAGAGCCGCCTGCGCCGCCAGTAGCGCCGCCGCCTCCACCGCCACCGCCAGTATTAACAGTTCCAGCAGTTCCTGTGCCAGTTATTACGCCACCACCGCCACCACCCGTGCCGCCTGTACCAGCAACACCGGGAGAAAAAGAGCCACCGCCGCCACCGCCAGCATAAGTTACAGACGAACCCGAGATGGATGACGCCGTACCATTACCGCCATTGCCAGCGGTTGAACCTGTGGCATTTCCGCCTACCGCTCCTGCTCCGCCACCACCGCCGCCAACATAATTTCCGGCAGACGCTAAAGCCGTTCCGCCATTATTTCCTTGGGATGGAGAAGTGCTTGGGGTATTGCCTGCGCCACCAGAAGCGGTTGGTGATGTGTTATTGTAATTTGATCCGCCACCACCTGATCCGCCAGCAAGACCGTTTACCGTAAACGTGGAATTACTAAATAAACTTGCGCCACCACCACCGCCAGCGGAAGTGATAGTGCTGAATGTGGAATCATTACCATTCGTTCCATTTGGATATGGCGCTACTGATGTGCCGCCATTTCCGCCGCCACCAACTGTAATCGTATAATTTGTTCCTGCGGTGACGGAAAAACCTGTTCCGGTGCGGAAACCGCCAGCACCGCCCCCGCCACCGGGAGCATCGCCGCCACCGCCGCCACCACCCGCGACGACAAGATATTCAACCTGCGTCACGCCGGTCGGGGCAGTCCAGTTACCCGATGCGGTGAAAATCTTGTATTCGGTAAACCCGCCCGCCGCAACTCTAGCGGCGAGGAGCAACTGCATGATGCCGCTCATGGCTTTAGCTCACGTTGCCAGAGATAACGCACACCGTACCCGACAGAAACAAAATTGTCGCCACCCCTCTAGTTGCAAGCGTAACGGTTGCTTTGTCTGCGTCCGTACCGCCGATGTAAGCCGTTGTGATTGTGCAAGTGATTGTGACATTGCCCGTGGTGTTGTTGAACACCGACACCACATCACCTAATGCAAACGTAGCGTCAGGAATGGTCACCGAGCCGCCGGTTCCAACTTCAATGAACTCACCAACGTCGCCGGTAGCCAGCGTGTACGAGGTGGTCTTGGCCGATCCCGAGCGCGGAATGTTGCGGTAGCCGACAGGGTTAGTGCCATCTACGGTGCAGTTTGCGAGGCTGCCGGTGCTAGTTCCCGTGCCGCCGTTGGCAACCGGAAGTACACCTGTTGCGCCCGAGGTAAGGTTAACCGTGCCGAGGGTCTGCTTAAGCGAACCGTTGGTGTCAAACGTGCCGTCCGTTGTCCAAGTGTCGCCTACGTTCAACGTGACCTTGGCGATAGTTCGCAGGGTGCTGTTGTTGTTGTAGGAGATGGTCAGCGTGACGGCTGCCGTGTCCTTGTTCTCAATGGTGATGGTCTTAACGACGCGGCGCGTGCTAGAAGCAGGGGCAGCTACCAGCGTGACCGCAGACGTACCGTTTAGCGCACCGTCTGATGCGCCCTCGGTAAACGCCGATCCCGTGTCATCGGCCCATGCCGCCGTGAAATCGGGGTTGGTTGTGGCCGCCGCGCCTGACATGGCGACCTCAATGGATTTCGTCGTTGCATCAAGGATTAAAAGTGCCATGTTTTTACCTCAAGAGATAAACCAAGCGTAAGCATTGGAGCCACCGCCCCCACCGCCGCCAGATTGTGCGACCCAAGACAAGTTTCCTGATCCGTTGGTTTGCAACACATACCCATTGATGCCATCGGCATTGGGCCAAGTATACGTTGCAGAGCCTGCTGATGTTTGAGCGATAAAGCCGACGTATCCAGAGGATGCGCCGATAAAGCGCATCGCTGCCACGTTTGCCGAGGCGATGGATGCGTTGGTTGCGGTCAGCGTGGAAACTGCCGCTGTACCGATGTTGGCCGAGCCGATAGATACCGAGGCAATCGTGCTGATCACCGCCGTGCCAATGTTGGCCGAGGCGATACTCGCCCCCGTTGCCGTCAACGCCGCGACATTGGCCGATGCGATGCTCGCTCCGGTGACCTGTGCGTTACCGAGGTTGGCAGAGGCGATGCTGGCCGACGTAGAGGTGAGGTTGGTCACCGTGCCGGTTGTAAAGAGCGCCACCGCACCGTTGATGGACGCTGCCGAGGCTGCCGTGACATCCAACCGCCCCGCATTGGCAGAGGCGATAGACGCCCCTGTGGCGGTGAGCGTGGTGATAACAGCCGTGCCGACGTTGGCCGAGGTAACCGACGCGCCTGTAGCACGCAAGTCGGTGATGTTGGCAACCCCAACATTGGCCGAGGCGACCGATACGCCGGTCAGCGTCAGCGCCGTGATGTTGGCCGTGCCAAGGTTAGCCGAGGCAATGCTGGCGTTTGTGGATGTGAGGTTGGTGACCGTGCCGGTAGTGACAACAGCCACACCTGCGTTGATGGAGGCAGCCGATACGCCCGTGGCGTCCAATCGGGTAACCGCTGCGGTGCCGACGTTAGCCGATGCGACCGAGGCTCCCGTGGCTGTCAAGGTCGTGATGACCGCTGTGCCGACATTAGCAGAGGTGACCGAGGCTCCCGCTGCACGCAAGTCCGTGACATTGGCTACACCAAAGTTAGCCGACGCCACCGACACGCCCGAAAGCGTAAGGTTGGTGATGTTGGCGTTGGTCAGGTTGGCCGATGCGATAGATGCGCTAGTGGCCGACAGGTCGGTAACTGTCGCCGTCGTTAGCAGCGCCACGCCCGCATTAACCGACGCAATAGAGGCTGCGGTGGAGGTGAGGTTAGTCACCGTACCTGTGGAAATAACCGCCGTGCCGACGTTTGCGGAGGTAATAGAGGCGCTGGTAGCACGCAGATCTGTAACCGCTGCCACCGCTGCGTTCATGGAGGCAGTAGATACGGTTGGCAGGTCGGATCGTCCAACCACAGCCAGCGTACCGCCCACCACCAACGTAGAGCCTACGCTGACGTTCGCCTGCAACGTCGTGTTGCCGGTAACCGTCAGGGTGCCGTTGATCGTCGTGTTGCCAAACGAGTTGGCGGCGTTAATCATCTGGAACCGCGTGCCGTCGTAGACGACCATCACGATTTCGCCAGATTGGATGTCACCCGCGATTAGCGCCGTGCTGCCGTCTCGCGTGACTGCTTTTGCGCCAAGGCTGTTGATGTTAAGCGTGACAGCGCCGGTATTGGTGCCAGCGGCTACCCAATAGAACATCTGGCCTGCTTCATACGCCGCAAGGACGGGCGAGAGCGTGCCGGTAACGGTATCAGCACCGCTGACCGAAATCAGTTTGACCGAGGTGGACTGTACTTGTGAGAGGTTAGCGGCGTCGGACGCCAGCGTACCTACCGCAAGGCCCGTGATCTTGTTGCTGCCCATCGGGATGTTAGCCGTGGGCGTGGATTGACCGTCCTTGGTGATGCAGTTGGTCAAGCCGGTGGCAAGGTCAGCCGTCAGAGCGTTGAAAACGGTTGACGAAATAACCGTGTTGGCAACGACCGGCTGGCCTGCCGAATTGATGACAAATACGCCGCTGCCGTTAAAGCTCATTGTGCTGCCCTCTTCTTCCGCTCTTCATCCATCTCCTGCAAGCGAGACAGTTGCAGAGCTAACTGTTGCGTGTAAACGGGGTCAAGGTCGCGGCCTGCCGCAATGGCGCGTTTAGTGGTATCAACCACCATACGCATTGACGGGTCTTTGGCGGCTAACTTTTCGCCGTAATCGGATAACAACTTTGCGAGGCGTTTCGGCCCACTTGCTACTTGGCCCGCTAAATACGTTGCCTCGCCAACGGCTCTTGGGCTGGTTAAACCAAACCCAACCATTGTTGACGGTTCTAGCATTGCGCCGGGGAAATTTTGCAGAAGGTTGCCGACAGCACCTGCACCGCTTAATTGACCTGACAGCCCACGAGGCAGTTTTGCGCTCATGGCTTGACCCGCCAATCTTGGAAACAGGGTTTCTGCCCCTGCTCCCACCAATTCCTCGCCCAACGCAAGGCGCTGCCCATAATTGGTGTTGGCGTTGTTACGCAAAATTGACTGCAACTTGCGAAGCGTTGTGTCGGCTGTTGCGCGATCAGAAATAGACAACGATTTTTCAAGTTCTTGCAGCAAATCGCTGGCCTGTTCGTAGTCGCCCATGACGCGCATATAGTCAGGCGCTTGGTTAGCAACTACCCCACGCACGGCCTTGTACATTTGATCGGCGATAATCCGCTCTGGCGTGTTTGGTTGATAGCCTTTTGCTTGGTTGTAAATTTTTTGCTTTAACTTGTCCAAGCCTTCTGGCGTATGAAAATCCGCAGGGTCAAGTTTTTCCCAACCCGAAATAATTTCATCCATCTTGGCAACGGCATCAACCGCAGGCTCGTTAAGTGTTTGCGGTGCGCCAAGCCCTGACCGACCACGGAATTGACCAATTTGCTTGATTTGATCAAATGCTGCACGAATTGGAGCCATGTCAAGAATGGTTGCGTCTTGAGAAACGCCCGACATTCCTGATTTGTATTCTGCTGACCGTTGCTGACGCAAAGTGTCTACTGCTTGCTCGGCCTCATTGACGACCGCGCTAACAGGCTCACGTTCACGCATTTGGGCAACAAACGCTTGGCCTTGTTTGCCGCCTTCATAACCGGCTTTTGCGGCTTCTTCTACAGCGCGAATTCCGGTGCCGGTTGTAAAGCCAAGGATACCAGCACCAACCTTACCCGTACCTTTTACGGTTTTTGCGGCAACATTTAGCGGGTCAACGGTGCGCCCCGTTGCTTCTAACACTTTGCCAATTTTTGCAGCGCGACCGGGCAACTTTGCTACTACCGTACCGCCGCCCGTTAATAAACCGGCGACATCTGATGCCATTCCCACGGGATCGGTGGCAAATGTCTGCATGGCGTTGTTAACGCCGCCGTAACGGTTAGCAAAGTACTCACCGACTTGATTGGCAAGCGTTGGGTCGGCGTCTGTAATGCCAGCTTTCCCGAGAACGCTGCTACCAAGGTTAACAACTGCTTTTGCCGTCTCTACGGGCGCAACGATAGGTTGCACAACGTCACGCGCAAATTGCGCTGCGCTGGCAGGCGCGTTGAAAAAAGCCTGCGTTAGCATTGATCCAGTTGAAATATCAGGCGGTTGCGTTTCTCGCTCTTTGCGCCGTTTCAGCATTGAGGCTTTGGCTTGTTCTGGAGTTAGCGCCATGCTGCACGCTCCTCTTCAGTTGCCGCGTCCCAATCTGCTTGCGTCAAACCAGCGGCTTTTGCCTTGGCTGGAATTGATGACGCTCGCCAATCCCGACCCTTCAACGGCGTAATGTCGTATTCAAACAACTCGTCATTTGTTGCGGATTGTTTTTCAAGCAAATCGGCAATGGAATTGACTTGACCAGCGATAGTTTCTCGGGACGCTGGGTTGAACAACTGCGTAAGGCTTTGCGGATTTCGCAGCGTATCCTCAATAAACGGCAATTCGCCGGGGTTGAGAACGCCCGTGTTTTGCAGCACACGAACCGCGCCAAGCGCCAATTTGTACTTAGACGACAATCTGCCTGCCGCCTCGCCGTACAGACTTGCCTCTTTTGGAGTGTTTTGCAGTTCTTTTGCAAATTCGCCAATAGAGTCATAAGCGTTTTGCAACTGGATTCTAGTTTCACGGTGCTTACGGCGATCTACCTTGTCATCGCCGGTCATGCTTGGTGGCTTGTTTACAAATGCGGGTTTTCCGACTGCTTGACTGCGAGGGGTCAAAATCGGTTTACCGTTGACATCCACCATTACTAGAGATTCTGGGCCACGGCTTGCGGCAGCGATTCTGCTTTGCTGTTCAACGTAACCGGGGATGTCCTCCCATTTTTTGGTTTCGTAGTTATAAAATTTGCCGCCTGTGACTGTGGGGGCTTTTTGCTCTGATTTTTCAATCGCATCCAACTTGCTGATGTCGCCCGTGCGAATGGCATCAGCCACGCTTGCAGGCGTGAACTTGCTTGGGTCAATGTCGCCAATCTTGAGGTTGGCCGTCTTGGGCATTGTCGCCTCGTACTGCGACATGGCGAATTGCTGCACCATCGGGTTGCCGCTTTCAAAGCCTTCCAACGCTCGCGCACGCTTCTGCGCTGCTGTCAGCGGGCCGCCAACTTGCATCTGCATCGGTTGGCTAAAGTCAAGTTGCCCGTTTGCGCCCATCGCAGGCATCAAACGCTGGTTTGGCGCTGCCACGGCGCTCGGCGGCGTATACGACACGCGGCCATCCTCAACCATCGGCATTGGCGCTTCCATTGCGGCAAGTTGCGCCATGTTGACGTTACGTTGCTCGGGGTCAAACGAGCGGATGTAGTCCACCACTTCGGTGCGACCCGCTTTCTCTGCGGCGGCCTTGGCTTCTTCAGCCTGACGACCTGCGCGGGCGGTCATAAAACTCTGCAATGCCTTCACTAGCGGCGCAGCCTTGGGGATCGGCGCTGCGTTACCTTCCATCGGCTCGTACTGTTGCTGTGCAAGGGCTTCTGCCAGCATCGCACGCCGACGCGCCTCCTCTAACTGGCGCTCGTATTCAGTCGGTGCGCGGAAGGTTTGCGTGTACTTAACTGGCATTTTCAAAGTCCCCTCTGTATGAGCCTCCCTGCGGCGTTGTCATACCTGCGGGAGCGGGCATACGCGGGCGCTGCATCATGCCGCCCACCTGTGGAGAGCGTGCCATGCGCGGCGGCCCCATCTGCGGGCTGCCCATGCCGCTCATCGGTGGGCCGTAACCCATCGGACGACCGCCCTGCATAGCCTGCGGTGGGCCGTTAAAGTTCATGGCCTGCGGCGGCACACCGGGGTTGGTGTTAGGCGTAGCGCCCGAGTACATCAGGTTAGGCTGCGGGACGTTCCGCATATTGTTGCCGGGGCTGTTGAGCGACAGATTCCGCTCCTGCATTGCCAGCATACGCGCCATCTGCTGCGGCTTTCGGTCAGGGGTAAATCCGTTCATGTGATGTCCTCAAAGAAGCCCGTAGTTGACCATCTTGTAGCCATCGGAACGGGTTACGACCGCCTCCGGTAGCACCGTCTCTACTTCATCAGCCATAACGCCGCGTTGACGCTCGCCGTTGATGTCGTACTCGTATACGCCAATGCCAAGCGGGTGAGTGCCGACGCGCACGATGTTGGACTTCAACCGACGATCTGACGTAAACAATCCCGCTACGCCGAGCGGGCCGCCTGCTGCCGTACCAACAGCTCCAGCAAGGCTGCCGAGCAATCCCATGCCCGCGTTATAAGAGCCAACTTGGTTCTGGTAATTGCGTTGTGCGAAATCGCCCGCTGCCTGACCCGCTTGGAACAACGGAGCAGGAGCCACGGTAACGCCGCTGTAGCCTTGGAACTGCGGCACGTTGACCTGACCGCCTGACAACAACGCGCTGATCTCGTTGACCGGGATGCTGCGAATGGCGGCCTGCTGGGCAAGTGCCTGCTGAATCGCGGTGTTGCGGAACTGCTGTTGGGCGATGTTCTGTTGGAACTGCTGCTGTTGTGCGGCGTTTGCGGCAGCCTGACGCGCCAACTCTTGCTGGTAAGCCTGTGCCTGCGCCTCGTTGTAGAACCCTGCGGCTCCCTGCGCCTGACCAACCTGTTGCGCTTGGCGGGCAAGGTTTGCTTGCTGCGCGGCGACCTGCTGCTGGAAGTTTTGTGCAGCGGCTTGGTTTTGCATCTGCTGTTGCGTAGCGCCCTGCTGAAAAATCTGCTGCAACGCCTCGTTTTGCAGTCGCGCTTGGTCAAACGTCGTCTGGTAGTTCTGCGCCAACGCCTGATTTGCAAGCTCTTGCGCCGACTGACCCATGCCAAACTGCTGCAACAATCCTTCGCGGTTAAAACCGGCTGCGCCGAGGGCTTGCTGATAGTTTTGACCAATAGCCGCGTTTTGCGCCTGTTGTGCCGCCAACGCTTGCTCAAAATTCTGGCCGATGGCCTGATTTTGCATCTGCTGTGCGGCTTGACCCTGTGCAAAGTTCTGCGCGATGGCTTGGTTAGCGGCTTCTTGCGCTTGCTGTTGCGTGCCGAACGATGCCAGTTGCGCCTCGCGGCCAAACTCACCGGCCTGCAAACGTTGCTGGAACGCTTGCTGCTGCGCTTGGTTTTGCGCGGCCTGCGTTGCCAACGACTGCTGGAGGTTTTGCCCCAAGCCCGTGTTGTAAAGCTGCGCCTGCTCCATGCCTGCACCAAAGCCCGATAGCGCGGCTTGGTTGGCAAACATAGCGCGGGATTGCTGCTCACTAAACGCCTGCTGACGAGCGGCTTGATCAAGGCTGATGCCCTGCGCTGCGGCCTGCAACAGAAGGTCGTTTTCCTTCTGCATCTGCGCCGACATGGCCGAGTTGTACGCTTCACCACCCGGTCGCAGACCTTGGTTGATGAGTTGCGTCTGAAGTTGCTGACGCTCGCCTTGCAACTGCGGTGACAAACGCGACAGCAATGCCGTCTGCGCCGTCATGCCAGCGTTTACCGGCCCCTGCGGCAAGTTGGCAATGTCAATCTCGCTTTGTAACTGCGGGCCGCCCACAAACTGCTGTGCGTAGCCAAATTGGCCTTGAGCGGGGCCACCAGCCACACCGCCAATGCCTGACAGGTCAAGCCCTTGCAGGTTTAGCCCTTGCGGGCCAGCCCCTGCCATGCCGTACAAACCACCTGACGGGCCGCCTTGTGCGGTTCCAAACGCTTGCCCACTTGGGGCGCTTTGTGAGTAGAACTGGCTTGCGTCTAACTGCCCGAGGTTAGTCGGTGCAGCGGGGCCAGCCCCTGCCATACCAAAATACTGGTTTTGCGCGGTGCTTGCGCCTTGCACCGGAAGGTTGACCGTCGCCTGCTGGCCTGCGGTGACTTGCCCCGGCAATTCTCCTTGACCGTAAGTTGCGGTTGGAGCGTAAAGCCCTTGCGGTGCGCTTTGAATTGCGCCCGATGAGCCGATGTCGTAACCAAGGCTCGGCAGGTTTTGCGGGCTAAATGCCGACGCGATGCCAAGGTTGCCGAGTCCTTGTGCGGCGCCCGATGCCGCTTGCGACATATACAACTGCGCCAGTTCTTGCTGCCGCAGCGCAGCTTCCGCGTTCGGGTTAATTGTTTGCCGAACGGTCGGCTGTTCAATAAACGTCGTAAATTGATCTTGGCTTGGAGCCTCGCCAGCGTATTCGGGGCCGTATTGGGCAATGCGATCTTGATAAGCTTGCAACGCTTGGTTGTAAGCGTCGGTGTCTACGGTCGGGGTTTTCTGCCAAGTCACCGTCTGCGACCCGGTGGGGCCGTAGATGTTGGGATTGGACATATATGCCGACTGCTTGGCAGCGGCCAAATTCGCCTCACCCTGCTTGATGGCTAGGGTGGTGTAATCAGGCGCTGGCGGCGGTGCTGGTGATTTTTTGCCCATACCTCGGCTCCAAGAAACGACACCTGTCTGGTGTCTGCGTCATAAAAACAATGTCTCCGTCAGGTGCGCCGTCTTTGATACGCGCTTCCTCCGAAAACCCCATTTTCGTGACCAGTTTCAGCGCCCGGGTATGGTTGCTGGAAATCGGCCCTATTATCTTATCAACATTTGCGACGTTATAGGGATAGTCATACACAGCGGCTAGGTATGCCGGTGTAACTTGATCCCAAGTGATGTGGCAAACGACTGACCTGCCGTTCCACATCTCGTAAACCGTACCGGCGACAAGCTCGCCGTCTCGCTCAAGCCCAATGGCAACCGAGCGGTCGGGGTTGTAAGCCCCGTCTGTGCGTGACATTACCCAATGGCCCACATGGGGGCCGCTGACTATATTCCAGCCCATCCGAGTTGATACACCACATCAGTTGATGCCCACTCAAGCGATACGTTCTTGCTGCTGCTGTTAAAAATAATGCCGCCGCAATAACCCACACCGCTTAAACCTACGACCGTGTTGCTCGCAATCGTGTTGCTGCCCCAAATGGCCTGATCCCATAGACCAACGTCCCACAAACCATAGTTGGTGCCGACAAACGACAGCGCACCGAGGAAGTCATCGGTCTGAAAATCCACCGCAATACCCACGCCAATAGTCGGCTGACCGTTGGAGTAGGTGGTTGTGCGGCCACGGGTGAAGTATTTGATGACGCCACGGGTGTCAAAGTAGTTGAACGCCTGTAGTGCCTTGCTATTGATGGCCTGACCATTGTCGTTGTAGCCCGCCGAGCCGGTTCCGGTCGTCCAAGCCTTTGCAACGTAACCATCAGCGCCGTAATACGGCTCATCGTTAAGCGATGACCAGCAGTTTGCGTACCAGCCGGTAAACCGGCACCACGCTTTCGTGATGTTATTCATCACAAACTGCACTTGCGAGTTTGACGCAACGGGAATGTTGACGATAAGAGCGTTGTTTAGCGGGTGATACAGCATCCCCCAGCCAAAATTGTTCTTGTATGTCTTGGCGGCAACGGCAAACGCACCCTGAATCTTGTCCGATAGCGCCACATTGGGGTCAAGGCGTGACGATTGCAGCGCCGATGCCATCGGGATTAAGCCGTCAAGCGTCAAAACCAGCAAATCACCGCCGTATTTCAGCAAGCAACGCTTGGAAATTGGCGCACCGATGATCCAAACGCCGATTAGCGCCCATGTGGAGGCGCTAGAGGGATCGGTTCCGCGATAAACGATGACCTCGCCTTGATCGGTGACAAAAACAAGGTTGTCGTCAACGCCGTAGCCTGCGTCAATCGTCCACGACGCCATGGATACAATGCTGCCGCCCAGATGCGCGACCGACGACAGGTCAAGCGCGTTGGCCGCACCGCCAACAGATGCTGTCGGCAAATACCATGCTTTTAACGTGTCCTTTTGAATAAACCACATCCTGTTTTTGAACAGGGTGGGCGAGGTAAGCGTGGTGGTGGTGACGCCCGTAATGGCAGGCGTGGATGCGCCGTCAATGGCCGTCCACGCTGATCCGTCGTAAAGGCGTGGTTTATCCACACCGTTTGCGGCGTACAGATAACTGCCGCCTGCGGTCGTAATGTTGGTGTATTCCCAGCGGCTGTTAGACAGCCCTGATACGACTGCGGCACCCACCGGGCCTGCCGATGTAACGTCAAAGATGCTCCCGCCTACGATGGCAAACAGTTTGTCTGTCGTGCCTGCGCTGTAGGTCATCAGCGTTTCAATCTGGCCGGTCATGCCCGTGGCGTGTTTGTCGTAGCCACCGCGCAACGTCACGCTGCTGACGCCGGGGAACAAGTTGTCTAACGTGACCGCATCCGTGGGAGCCATGTTGGCAAGCGCGTCGCGTGCGTTCCAACCACCCACAGGGGCGGGGAGGGACGCCACATTGGCTTGTGTGCGCTGGATGAGACGGCGGCGAGTGGGCGAAGCCATTTAGTTGTTGCCCGTGCCGTAGCCAGAGTCGGGGATATTGTCGTATCCAATGAGAACGGTTCCCGGTCGTGGTGCAAACGAGAGGTTTGCGGCTGCCGTATCCTGCGCCACCGCTGTTTCTAGCTCCATCAGGAAGTCCCGATACAGCGCGGTGGTGTCAAAGCCCTTGGCCTCAAAGTACTTGAGCTTGGTCATCAACACCATAACGCGATCTGGATAGATGCAGGTGTCGTTGTCAGCGGTAAAACTGTTTTGCACCAAGCCGGTCGGGCTATACGCCCAGCCTTTGCTGCGGTACTCAAAGCCGAGCAACTCGCCCGCGTTCATGCCCGGCCAAATCTGGAAATACTGACCGAGCAGACGCCAACGGATACGGGGGCCGGTGCTGATGTAGCCCGATAACAGCCATTCCCATTGCTGCGGCGACTCGGGGCCGAGCATTTCCCAACGCTTGCTCTTATCCCAATGCGTGCGATTGACCGTGCTGTAATAGTCAGCAGGCATGGAATATTTCACCTTCTGGAAGATGACCTGCCCGCCGACCTGTGTTTCGGTGACCTGATAGTTGAGCGCAACCGAGGTGGGGCCAACGGATGTGATGTAAGTCGCATTGGGAATACCCACGCCCTGCACCTGATACGTCGTATCCAGCCCTGTTGTAGAGGCAAGGCCGGTGATCGCGGCCACGCCGTTGACCCAATCGCCCGTAGCGGTCGTCGCCTCGGTGTAAAAAGTATGCTGGCGCGTCAGTTCACGCCAATCAGCACGACGAAGCAACTCATAGCCTGCTGCGTTCATCAACGCCAACAACTGCACGGTTTCTTGGCTGGCGTTACCAGCCACCGTGTTTGGCGTGGGGATGCCTAACTCATTCGTGCATTGCTGAATGAGTTGAATCATCGTGCTGCCCATACTATGCCTCCGCTAAAGCCTCTTTCGGCGGGCGGCCACGACGAGGTTTATCCTCCATCAGAGCCGCCATCTGTGCTTGCAACTCGGCTAACTGGCGCTTGGTGTCCTCAAGTTCTGCGCTGCTTTCAGCGCGGTTCTTGCGGTTCAGGTACAGTTTTGCCCGCTCACGCAGGCCGACCCCACCCATGCCAATGCGCTGTAGTTGCGCGTCCGACGCCAGAGCCAACTGCTCTACCGTCACAAACTTCAAAATGACCAGTTCTGCGATCTGGTCGCGTGTAATTTCCTCGGGAGCGTCCTTGTGCCACTCCGACAGCGGGGTGCCGATCTCTGCGGCTACGCCATCGCTCTGTTGCGTCTGAAAGTACAACCATTGACGCGGGAACCGTGCTTTATGGTCATCGCGTGCAGGCTGGTCAATGATGTTGGTTTTATCGCCGGGGGCCATGATGCGGCAGTAGGTTTTGCCTTTACCGGGGCCATCGTCCTTAACGTAAAACTCAACGTGCAACTGTGCGTCAGCGTTAGAAACATCGCTATCTAGTGGCATTGTCCTTGCTCCTGTGGGGATTACAGGTTGTTGACCTGTGTGACGGTACAAATGACCGAGGGAATCGCAGGCCATACGCTTGTGGCGCTGGCTGCGTGCAGTATAACTTCCGTGTCATCCGTCGCCCACATCAACTCAACATAGTTGGTGGGTTCTAACTGAATGACAAAATTCCATGCCGCCACCGTTTCTGCGGCTGTGCCTTGTATGGCCACCTTGCTCGCGGTATTTGGCACATTGGTGCCGTTTTTGCGTAGCCAAATATGGATGGTTCCCGTTGCACCCGACTTTTTGTCTAGCTGCGCCGAAAACTGAATGTTGTATACGCCTTGTTCGTCTACAACGAGACGCGAGGTAGGCGAGCCAATGCTGACACCGTTAGCCGCGTCCGTCGTGTTGAACGTCATGGCGTAGGCAGTATTGATGGACGCTGCTTCTTGCGTGGTCGTGTCGCTAAACGCACCGTAATGCAGAATCGGCACCGAGCGACCAAAGCCTTGCAGTTCTTCCCATAGCGTGTTGCTCACGGCATAAAACAGAGCCGAACAATCGGGGTTGACCGTGCCAGAGCCTGCGCTGTTGATGCTGCTATTGGCGTCGTATGGGTAAACCTTAAGCGCATTTGCCCCGCCGTTACGCACGATGATGGTTTCGCCCATCTCGGTCTGCGGCAGCTTAACGCCTGCACCCGATCCGGTCGTGGTGACGTTGTTGTAGACGTAGGTCAATTGCGTGGCATCGCCTGCCGAGGTGCCAGCAGCCGTCACCGCAGCGTTACCGTCTCCGCAAATAGATACCGTGGAGAGTTGGTTAACGCCCGATCCCAATACTCGGGAGGGGATTGCCATTAGGCTGCCATCGCGCGTTCGCGCCTGACACGCAGAATCTCTGCAATCAGACCGGGGCCGTGAGCCTCAATGTTGACATCGCCCATGACCTCGTAAATTTTCTGGAACTCATTGGCTTGCTGGGCCATAGCAAGGTTGCAGTTGAACTTCTTGCCGGTCGGGCCGCCTACCCAGATGTCTATGGTTTGGCCTGCCTTGTCGCCGGTGAACCGCTTTACGCCGTCAGCACGGTTGCAGGAGTCATAGCCGTATAGCGTGAAATGTCGGAATCCGAGGATGTAGCCGATGTTGATGGCTCGCAATCCTGATGTGGTGCCGCCGCCAATAGCAAGTTTTCCGGGGCCGATAGCCTGCATCTCTGGGCCTTCTGCCCATGAGTGCCACAGCAGCACCTTATGATCTTTGAGGTAATCAAACGTCTTCGGTGGGCAGCGTGACGAGGGCATATACACCGTGTGCTTGTTCAGCCGCTGTATGCCGCTTGTACGGTCACGCGGGTCAAGGTTGACCCACAGGTCGGGGTTGACCCCGTTCTCCACCAGAAAGTCGTGTGCGGCCTTGATAGCCACAATCGGGCGACCGGCTCGGCGGTGCGCCTTAATCTCGTCAATGTAATTGGGCATAGACCACCCGCTCGCCACCAACACCATGTTGCCATCGTGCTTGATGGGAGCGAGGGTCAGTTCTGGTAAACCACGGCCAAGCGCCGAGCGGATATTGGAACAAAGTTCCTCTGCCGTACCCGCCGCTTGAACCGTGATTTCCAGAGGTTGCATCGTTAGAAGCCCACGACGCCCGTCGCAACGTGCGGGTAGCCCGCAACGCAGGTCAGAGCGGTAGCACCCGACGCCGTGGTAAGGGCAACGATGCCCTCCACCAGACCGCCGGTTACCGTGGCGTCATCCAACGTTCCCGCCGTGGCCGTCGTAAAGAGCGGCACAGCCGGGAGGCACGATGCGGCAAGGTTCACAACCGGCTTACCGCCGATCTGCACCCAACCGTAGGAACCCGACGCAATGGAAGCCTGTGCAAAGCCGATGACTTTGCTGTTGGCCGAATTGGTCGTGGTCAACGGGACAACGGTGTTGTCGCCCTTCACGGACACCGCCATGTAAGTGCTAACGGTTGACGCCGCCTGCACATACACAGCCTGACCGCCGTCATCCAAGTTCACGGTCGTGCCGGTCTTGAACGAAGGGGAAGTGTCGGTGTAGGTCAGAGCAACGCCGATCAGATTACTCGTAGAAATAGCCATGTTGCGTTACTCCTTTAGTCAATCAACACGCCTTGGAACTGACTACCCGAGCAGGTCAAATTGCCGGCCCAGCCAATCAATTTCACAATGGCATCTTGGTTAACGGCCTGTCGCTCGCCGCCAATCGGCACAAAGTTACGATCTTTGTGCGGACGGAAGTGCAGGTACTTGGTGTTGAGGAACCACATATGGTTCGCGTTGCCCGAGCCGCTGTTATACGACGAGGAACCGATACCACCGTCCAGCACAACGTCAGACGCCATGCCAGCGCCGTAGTACTTGAGCGAAGCAAAGCCCGCGCCCGCCAAGCCAGAACCTGACTCGGTGATACGCTGGATGGCCTGCAACGACTGCAAGTAGTAACGGTAGTAGTTGTTGTCAGCAACGATCAGGTCAGGCTTGTCGGTGCCACGAACGAGCTGGACAGCAAGAGCGTCCATGTAGCCCTGAATCGTGGTGGACGACACAACGCCCGAGCCGCTGACCGACGCATCAAACACCTTGGACTGCCAGAACGACCAAACAGCGCGGTTGATGCCGCCGTAGGTGCCGGTAGTCGGGTCATCGGGAACAGCCGCAGCAAGACCCGTGAGGTTCTTACCCGCGTTGCCCGTGCCGTCGCCGTACAGGTCGCCCGAGATGCGGTTAGCAAGCTGGGCTTCCGCAACTTCCATGCGACCGTCAAGAAGGTCAATGATGGCCTCCTTGCCCGAGTTCTGGATCATCTCCAGACCCGAAATGGTCACGGCAGAAGCGTACTGCGTGATGCTGAACTGCGCCGACGAAATCGGGCTGTTCTGGCCGACGTTCAACACCTCGTATCCCGAGTAGGAATTCGTGTTGTTGGTGGTCGGATCGTTGTACATGATTTCTTGCAAAATCACGTTACCGCCCGAGAACGTCTTGACGTTCCCGCGCTCCTTGAGGCGACGAAGCAACGCGTTGTTGTTCGTCACGTTGTCAGCGAGTTCACCGCTACGGCTCTGAATAGTCGTGGCAATGATGTCGCTGATGCTTGAGTTGGCAAATGCCATTTGATTACTCCTTCATCAGTTAATTACAAACGCGACTCTGTTTCGGAAAATGCTTCCTCTAGGAGTGCGCGACGATTTGCCGCCTTGGGAGCCGTGTTCACGCCGGGTGTGGCGCTTCTGACACTCACCGCTGCTGCTCTGGCCGCTTTCGCAGCCTTATTGGCCTCTTTGGCTTGCTTGGCAGCGATTTCGGCCTGTTGGGCCTTGCTCACCTGCTCAAACAAGTTAGGGTCAAGTCTGATGGCCTTCTCATAGGCTTCATCCAACGTCTGCGCCATTCCACTCTGTAGGAGTTGGATCATCGCCGGTCGGACGTCCTCAAAATGCTCGGCCTTCAAACTAAATTGGTTGATCTCGTTCAGCAGGGTCTGGTTTTCCACCATCTCCTGCTGTTGTTTCCAGCCCATGACCTCGCCACGGACTTTGTTCAATTCGTTTTGCAACTGCCACACCATCGGGTCAACCGATTGCGGTGCTGCCTGACCCTGTTGGGCAGGCTGGCCTTGCATTGCACCAAGGTTGATGCCGTAGGACTGCGCCAGTTGATAGAAATACTGCAACTTGGCTTGCGGGTCGCTGTTACGCAGTTTGTGGTCGGCGTCCATCAACGCAGCCACAGCCTTGTCAGGCGTTAGCCCCAACCCCTGTATCGTTTGCATATACGGGGAGATGGCTTCCTGCATCGCATCGGCAAATTGCGCCTTGGAGAGCAGCGGTTCCACGCCCGCACGCATCTGCTCCTCACGCTGCCATGCGTATTCCTGCATCTTGGGGTCGGCTCTCTGCCAAACCTCGTGATAATCCTTTTTCCACGACGCCGGCGGACGCTTCCAGACGGGCGGTTCTTCCTCCACCTGCGGTTCTTCAGCGGGTTCTGCTGCTTTCGGCGTAGCAAAACGCCCCTTGCCGTCACGGGCAACGGGTTCTATCGGTTCGCCACGCTCTGCCGCTTCTAAACTCTGCTCAAGAATCGCTCGGCGGTCTACGACATCAGCCTGTGGGGCTTCATCTCGTTTAATCTGCTCGTCCACGTTAGCCTCTCCTGTGGGGATTGGTGAAATTGGCTTGTTGGCGCAGGTCGCGCAGTATGCGATCTGCTTGCTCATTGGTCAGTCGGGTGTTGACCATGTGCTTAATGCGCTCAAGGCGCGTGTCTACCGGCTTTTCGCGCCGAACGTGCTTGCTCGGGTCTTCATTGCCGACCTCAATGCAGTTGTTGGCCTTGAGGTGGCGTCGGTGTTCCGAGCGTGAGGTGACCATTTTGCCGTCAATCATGCTTTTGTACGGCACGATGTCGGGCATGACGTAGTGATAACGCCCCTTGGCGTCCCTCTTACGCTCTACAAACTCGCCGTCTATGAAAACGTAGGTGCGTTTCATTGCTCAAATGAGGGTGTTGGCATGGTTTTGCCCATCTGCGCGATGATGAGCTTGGTCTGGGCGTCAAGGTCAGCCTTGTAACGGTCAGCAGCCTGCTTCTGTTGCAGTTCTGCCGCCTTCAAGCGTGCCTCAAAGTCCATCTTCTGCTGCTCCATCGCCATCTTGGCTTGGTTACGCAGTTGTTCCATTTGCATCTCATGCTGCAACTTGGCTTGCGTGAGCGCAGATTCCATCTGCATCTTGGACGCTTCCATTTGACCCTTGGCCTGCAACTCGGCTTGCTTGCCTTGCTGCTCACCATCAGGCTGCTGTTGGGCGGCGGCCTGCTGCAACTGCTGCAACGTGGAATCAATCTGCCCCTCAATCGGTCGTGCGGCCTTAAACGCCTGCATACCAAAGCGCAGCAACTCCATCATCATCGGCACCATCTGCGGGCTGGCCTGCCCGACCGGCAGGGCTTGTGCAAGGAAGCCACCAAATGCCTGCAAAAACTGCATACGGTCTTGCTTCATCTGGTTCTCGTCCAGCATCACAAGGCTGTCAGCAGCAATGTCCACGCGGAAGTTACGCAGCGGCTTGTCTTTCAGCAGTTCCAGCGCCTGCGGGATCAACTGTTGATCCGCTGGCGACATCTGCCCCGCAGCGGCGTAGGCAAGGATCGTCTCGGGCTGGTAATGGCGGCACATAACCTGTGCTTTAAGGCGTATCAATTCAGAGGCGTAGAGGGCTACGTCCTCCTGCATGGAACGCAGTCTCAATCCCGCGTATTGCCCTTTGATTTGTTGCGCCGTTGCAGTCTCCGACGCGAAGGATGTCCCACGGATGATGTCCGAGATACCCGTGATTTCGTAGATTTGGGACTTGATGTCCTCTCTTGCTCGGTAACAGTTGAGGAGGGCGTTGGCGAGCGTGTCCAGCGGGAGAAGGTCAATGCTGCCTTTAAGGCCGCCTTTCTCGCTGAAAGCCATCCACTTATCAACTGGAATAAGCGCATTGTTGTCGCCCTCCGTCATGAGCCGTTGCAGCGCAGGCTGGCTGGCGTCGTACACGCCACGCACACGCAGCGCCTTCACCAAACCATCAATGCGGTCAGACAGGATGTCCAACTCCATTGCCTGATCTTGGTACAGCAGGAAATCAGGCACCGGCACCAGCGTGTCGCTAGTCGTCGTGGCAAAGAGCGGTTTCGGGCAAGGGAAGAATCCCTCAAGGCCGAGCGGATCATCACGAACGTCAATAATCTGCGGCATCCCCTTGCAGAACCAGTAAACCTTCTGGGTTTCCTTGTCCCACAGTTCACAAATCTTGGCACGGTTGTAAGTGCGCTTGGCCTCGTTGTAAGCGTTCAGCGGCTCTGGGCCTTGGTCTAGCGGAATCTTCCGCGCCATCTCGTCGCCAAACCGCTCTGCCAGCGCCTCGCGGCTCATGTACACCCAGCGCCATACGCAGGTGACTTCTTCCCATGTGCGAGCCTGTGAGTGGCCGAAATCACGCCAATGGACGTAATCGGTCGGGGCGCACTCGTACTCAATCTGCTCTAGGTTAGGCGGCGCACCCTCACCCTGTTCAATGTTAGAGGTGATGGATACGCCATCGTCCTCAATGCCGATGGGAGCAACGTGCGGCTCATAGCGCACCCATGCCGTGCCACGCCCACCGAGAAAGCGATCCTCCACGCTGTAGGACATGGTGGAGCGAAAATCGGGGTAATGCTCAATCTCAAAGTCAATGGCCCGTTCAAGGAGCAAACCCGCCACGCGGCCTACCGGGTCATTGTCACCAAACCGGCGCGATACGTCGGCTTTCGGGAGCTTGGCGTAGACGGCAGGCTTTAGCGTCTGGACGTTTGACCAAAGGATGTTAAAGCGAGCGGCCTCGTTGCCACCCTGCCCACGGCTATCGTCGCGGTAACGCTTAACGATCTTCTTGGTACGGGCCTGCCATTTGGCAAACTCGTTGTCGTACTGCGCGATAGTACGGAGATACTTTTCCAGTTCCGGTTGCAGTACGCCTTCCATGATCAGGCCGTGAAGAATCCGACAGCCATAACCGCAAGCCCTGCGCCGGTCGTGATCGCCCACGGGCCGGTAGCCGAGGCGGCGTTGACTTCAATGCTGTAGACGCCGACCGGGGTGTTGGCAGCCATCGTCAGGACGGTCGTGCTGCCGTCCAAAACGCTTAACGTGCTGCTGCCGGTCGTCGTGACCGTAACCACGATGCGATGAAGGTAGTCACCCACGGCACCTGTGCCACCGAGTACCTGTGCGGTCTGCGAGGCGGCTACTGTCTCGTAGGGGTAACGATTCGGGCTGACAATGCTCATATCCTTGCTCTCCTTGTCGTCGTGCGGTCGTGAACCGCCCACATATCGTTCAACGTGACTGTGTTCTGCGGCCCCACCATCAGCGGCTTGACCTCTGGCGCTGGGGGCTTGTCAGCGACTTCACTCCATGATACCGCAACCATTCTAAATGCGTCACTAGGGTGTGATGTCCAATCGTGGCGCGGTGACTGACGATAGGCTTTCTTGTCCTCGTCGTATTCGCGTTGGTATTGGCGTAACGCCTCAATGCCATCGCTGCACTTGGTCGCATCAAACCACACGCGCGGCAGCATCATGCGAACCGCTTGGATGCCTGACTGCACACCGATGTCGGGGACAACGGCAAGTTTGGCGATGTCCAGTTGCGCGGCAAGTTGTTCCACGATACTGCGCCCGGTCTGTAAGCTTTTTGCCCGAGCGTCGTGCGGTAGGTAGTGCTTGGCATAGCGGTACGGCTTGTTGCGTACCACATCAGCAATAGTATGGATGTCCTCGCCCGAGACGGCGTAAAAGTCTATAACGCGCACCTCACCACGGGCGACCTGATAAAACCAAATGGCCGTGTCGTCGCGGAAACCCAAGTCCCAACCCGTATACACAGGCAGATTTGGGTCGTATGGCACGCTGGTGATGCGGCCCTGATCCTGCGCTTCTCGCATTTCTTTTCCAAAAAAAGCGCCGAGGATTGCCGCTTCAAATGAGCATTCGTACTCCTGTAAGTACTGATCCTCGGCCAACTGCGCTTTTGCGGCGGCTAGCTCTGTCGCCGGGAGAAGCCCGCTGGTTGACGCGGGTAAGCGCAACAGGAACCACTCGCTAGGGAGACGAGTGGCGGTATCGTAAATTTCCCAGAACTGGTTTTTGCCTTTCGGTGTACCGCCAAAAACGCACCAGCCCTGTTTGTCCGACAAAGACGCTCTCAACACGTTCCCGAATACGCTCGGCTTAAAATCACCGTACTCGTCAAGGTATAGCCCCGAGAATCCAAGACCGCGCATAGCGTCGGCATTGTCGGCACCAAACAGGCGTATCTGACTTCCGTTGATGAGCGTAATAGTCAGTTCTTGCTCGTTGATGGACTGCACGATGGGGTGTGCGCCGTCCTTGAAGTACTGCCATGCCACGGCCTTTGCTTGACTGCGGTAGGGGGCGACGTAGCCGAACAACCCGTAAGGCTGCTGATACATCGCAGCAGCACGAATCATGTCGTTGACGGCGGCGACCGTCTTACCTGCGCGGCGGTGTGCGACAAGGCAAGCCCAGCGTTTAGTGCGCTCATGGAACGGCATGAACGCCTTGCGTGGGCGGTAGGGCAGAATTATTCGGGAGCCATCCATCCGATCTGTACCTTGACCGGGCCGTTGTTCTCGCCTGTAACCTCTTGCCGCGCCAAGTCAGGCGCTACCTTCTTGAGCAGTATTTCGGCTGCCTTGATCTGCGTAGGCGACATTTCGGCCTCGCCCATAGCGTGTTCGTGAAGCCGCGAGACAAGGTGTGTGGCCTTGATGCGTAACTTCCACTCGTCTCGCAAGGTCGTATGTATTTTCCGTGCTGCCATGTCGTTGTTTTAACACAACATTTAGAAAGATACTATTTCCGATTGATTAGCTCATCAAGCGGCACATCGTATGACTTGAACGGATACGTTTGCCGCCGCTGTTCTTTTGTCATGCCAAGCCGTGACTGAACTGCCCGTGCTTCTGCTTCCCCTGCAAGGCGTTTGTACTGCTCCCGAGGGTCAGCCATTGTCTCAATGCGCTTCAGTTCATAAATCATGTCGCGGATTTCTGGGTCAGCGAGCGTTTCCGGCTTTGCCCTTTCAAACCCGCTAATGATGAATTCGCCATCTCGGTGACGATCTGCCGCCATTTGCCCAATTTTGCGGCGCAAACGGTTAATTGTTTCTTCCCGCTCACCCGCTGACATGATTTTGAATTGATCTGGGTTGCCGCCTCGGGCAAACCCTTCCTTGGCCTGTACCGCGTGTTGCAGTTCGTGCGCCAACACCGATTTGATTTCTGGCCGATTGCGCCCCGTCACACCGATTTCTGGGTCAAGCCCAAATGTTTCCCTCGTGGCTGGCACTCGCTCTTGGAAATATCCGGTTTCTGGCACATCAGGCTTCACGCGCATGGTGGTTAGCGTTTCTTCCATGATGTCGGGATACGCTGCCCGCATTGACGGATTAAACACCGCTTCGTTGACGTTGTAAGCGCGTGACCGCCCTCCCGGTAATCCATACCCCGGCTTGAACGCCATTTCGTCAGGTATTTCTTGACGTAATTGGTTATCGGTTCCGCGATATGTCCCGGTTTCGCGCCAAATAGTTTCTGGGTCTATACCAGACGCTTCCATTTCCTCGGCACGTTTTGCGGCGGCAGCGTCCCATGTCTTTGCCGATTTACCGATAAAGATTTTCTGCATTGTCGGGTCGTATTGCTTTAACGCCCCTGCAAGTCGCCCAAGTGGCAACGCGGAAGCAGCGGCCATTGCCATGCCAGCTTCGTCATCGGCTCGGCGGGCGCGCTCAAAGTCACGGGCAGCGAGGGCTTGGCCTACGCCGGGGATAAAACTACCGCCCATCTCTAGCGCCATGTCCACGGCGTCAGACTCTTTGGGCTGGTCTAGGCTCGTCAGGCGCTTTGCCTTCTCGTCAACGTAGGCGAGTGCAGCGGCAAGGCGTTTGCGGTTCATGCCTTGTTCCTGCTGCTGATGGCTTTGGCCTTGGCTCGGGCGTCCTCCTTGCTAGAGGCTCCCCATGCTTTAAGTGCCAGCGCAAGGCGTGTGGGCTTACCGTCCTTTGCCATCGGCCCCGGCATATTGCCCATCCGTGCGAGGAAAGAGGCTCGGCGTGGATTGTCACCCGATTTGACCGGCGGCTTAAGGGTTCCCCCCGTCTCACGCTTGTAGCTGGCGCGACCCTTGGCGTTCAGCCCGCCTTTAGGGTTTTTGCCTTCGCTGCGAGTCCACGCGGCGGTCATTTGTTTTCTTTCTTGGCCGTCTTGGCGCTTTCGCGGAACGCCTTGGCGGTCGGTGCGCCGGGGTCACCGGGCTTACGCATCTTTTCGCCCGAACCAGCCTTGATGCGCTCCTGCTTTGCCAGAATGTTGGCGTAGAGTCCCGGTTTACGGTTCATTTAAAACGCTCCAGCTTGTAAACCAATGCGCTGATCTCGCCCACGATCTCGTCAATGATGTTCTGTAAGTCGGTGTCTTTCGGCAAATCGCCTCGGATGCCCTTCACAAACGTCAGCAGACTGTTGGCGTACTCGGCGGCGTCCTTCTGTACCTTAAACCCATCTGGGTAGTCGGTCAGCGGGATGATGCCGTAATGGCCCTGATACGCCTCGGCGTACTTATCGGCCAACTCCACGATGTTCTCGTAGTAATGGCCGAGTGCCTTGTGAGCGGCGTAACTTGCCGTCTGCAAATGCAGAAAATGCGTTGCCGTTGCCGAATGCAACAACACGCCAACAAATTCTGCCGCGTCTTTGTGGGACATAGAGCCTCCCGTGGTGAGGGTATTTTAACGCTATTGGTTCGTCAACTGCACTAATCCGTGCGGCAGGATCAGCGCTAGCGTGCTTTCGTCAGGGATACCGTGCCGCTCCAATACCTCACGCTCTGGCGGGTACACGAGCATCGCACCGTGGTAGGTGAATTTCATGGCGTTTGCCACGCCCTTTTCTATGCCCTCAAAGTCATCTAGCGCCACGATGCTTTGCGAGTGCAGCAGGCGGCCAATATGCCCAAGGTCATCGGGTTCCAGCCGACCGTCAAGGAATAGCAGGTCAATGGCGGGCTGGAGCTTGGCGAACATATCGGTGCTGCTCGTCATCGGGTACTGGTTCACCTTAAACGGCAGTTTCACATCGTTGCTGTAGTCGCAGGTGTGTACTTCCGCACCGCCCGACACCAAAGCAAGTGTGGATTTGCCGATGTAAGTGCCGACTTCGGCAACACGCTTCGGCTTATACGCCTGCACCACGGCATAGAGGCACCAGAACGTCGCAAAACTCACGCTACCGGTCGGTTTAGCGGTAGCACGCAGCGCATCCAGCATATTCAGTTGCTCCACCCACGGCGCTTTCGGGTGGCTTACGACGTTTTCTAGCAGCGTTTCCCAAATAATTCGGCTAGTGCGTTTTCTGTTCAAATTAACCATGTTAGATTTCTCCTATGTCAACCTTTGTGTTTTTCCATGTCGGCGCAGACATTTCCCAGCCGACTGCAATGGTGGCGTCCCTTCGTAAGCACAATCCGGGCGCTGAAATCATCCAAGTTACCGACAAGGACACCCCGACCATACCGGGTGTGACTTGGGCGCACCCCACCGAGGGCAACCCCGAGTACCTGATGCTGTGGCGAACCCGAGCGTTTGCCGCGCTGCAACTTGCCCAACCAGCCCTCTACATGGACACCGATATGCTGGTGCGTCGTCCCCTGCATCCCGAGTTGTTGCTCGGCGATGCGGTCATTGCCGTGACGCGCCGATCCTTTATGCGTGAAGCGATCTTTAACGCCAAACAACGCGGTCAGGATTACTCGGAACACGCCAATAAAACGCTGGATGCCGTGTATCCCTATATCGGCTGCTGCACCATCACCCCTGACGGGTTTGCGTGGGAGCAGTTGGCCGAGATGTACGACCGGCTGGAACCTAAATACAAAACTTGGTACGGCGACCAAGAGGTGCTGCGGGAATACGTCAACCGCTTGCCGCCCTTTGTCGTCGCGCATCTGCCTGAACATCAATACGCCTGCCTTCCCGAGCATTTTGGCGAGCATCCGAACCCCGTCATCGCGCATTACAA